GGTGTTGGTTCTATTGTAAAAAAATTCTATCCTGGGTATACTCCTAAAATTGCCAGTAAAGAGTATTTTGAAACCCTAAATAACCAAAAGCAACTTTGAAATGAAACCATCTAAACTCAAGAAGATTATTCAAAAACCCTTGAGGTTTCATCACCAAGATATTCATGAAGAGTTAGACGACATTAGAAATGAACTCAAACACATTAGTGATACGTTGCAAGTGTTGCAACAAGGAGTTGAAGAGCTCCTCAAAGCGAATAGTTTGCGGATGCCCAAATCAGGCAACGATTTATGGTGACAAAATCTCAGCAATAGATCTTTCACAAATCGTTATCCTAGAAGGGTTGACAAAAAAGCAATCCTCTAGTATACTAAGCAAAGATGACCTAGCTTTTCAGGAAGCAAGGCGTCAACGAAAAGTTAGAAAACTTGAATTTGAAATACGTTAGGAAGCGTGGCCGAGTGGTTTATGGCAGTAGTCTTGAAAACTACCGTGTTAGTAGCACCGTTGGTTCGAATCCAACCGCTTCCGCCTTGGGGAATTAGCTCAGTTGGTAGTAGCACTTGCTTTGCAAGCAAGATGTCATCGGTTCGAGTCCGATATTCTCCACCACGGAGTGTAAGTCAGCGGTAGACGGCTGCTTTTGGGAAGCAGAAGACGTTGGTTCGATCCCAACCACTCCGACTAGGCACTTGACATAAGTGCCTTTACATCCTATACTAGATACGTAAACATTCAATAACAAATGTCTCGCAGTCCATTCTTTTCTAAGTTCAAGACGGACATCAAAAAACTTACTGCTGCCGTCGAAGGTACTCTTTATCTTGATGAAGAATATCCTAAACTTTACGAAAAGATTTATAAGTATTACAAGTCCCGCAACGTATATTTTTACGATGATGTGGAAAAAGATTATAATGTAATTCTTGACAATCTTGAATACGATCTTATGGATGCAGGTGTTCTAGTATAAGTCTCGGGAAGACTAAAAAATCGCCCTGGTCGGGATGGTCAATATGACCCCTGGGTTTCTTGCTTCCTAAAAGCAAGTGGTGGAGTCAATTATGACCCCTATTGTCCCCGCAAGATAAGGGACAATAAAAATTCTTGCTGGTGCGGATGGGGATTTTTCTCCGCCTGGTTTCCAATTTCCAGTCAAAGAATTGGTGGCGAGCCTGAAAATTTATCTTATAAGAAAATGAGCTGTACATGTGTACGCAGGGAAAGACCTTGGGGTTGGTACGAGACTATTGATCAAGGACAATCATACAAGGTCAAGACGATTTATGTAAATCCGAACGCACGGTTTTCCCTTCAATATCACAATGATCGAATTGAACATTGGAACATTGTGGAAGGGTTTGGTTTAGTTCAACTAAACGAATATACCGAATGGGTTCACCCTGGAAAGCATTTTCATATTCCAATCAACTCCCGTCACCGCATGACTGCTGGTGACGAAGGAGTTCTTTTTATTGAAGTTCAATATGGCAACTGCCATGAGGATGATATTGTGCGATTGGAAGATGATTATGGTAGAATAGGTAGTGATTATTACACGGACTGATGTTTTTAGTTACTGGCGGTGCAGGTTTTATCGGCAGTAACTTTCTTCACTATATGAAGAAAGTTACGAATGAAAAGGTCATCGTACTGGACAACTTGACTTACGCTGCGGATCTTCGGTTTATTCCTGAGGATCCGCAGTTTGAGTTTGTTTGGTGCGATATTACAAATGAAAATCATGTAGATTATATCTTCAAGAAATATAAACCACGCAAAGTCTTTCACTTTGCTGCGGAAAGTCATGTAGATAATTCTATTACAAACTACAGACCATTTCTAGAAGCAAATGTCATTGGGACAATCAATCTTCTAAATGCTAGTCTAGCAATTGATATCCAGAAATTTCATCACATCTCTACAGATGAAGTTTATGGATCATTAGAGTATGAAGATACCGAATTATTCACAGAAGAAACACCATACGATCCACGAAATCCATATAGTGCAAGTAAAGCTGCTTCAGATCATTATGTAAAGACATGGCACAATACTTATGGATTGCCATATCTAATTACTAATTGTAGTAATAACTATGGTCCACACCAGCACATTGAAAAACTTATCCCAAAAGTTATTTTCAATGCACTAAAAGACGAAGTGACTTATATGTATGGTGGTGGACAGCAGATCAGAGACTGGTTATATGTCCATGATCATTGCCGTGCTATTTGGTCTTTGGAAGAGCAACGTGTAATGAACGATCACTTCAATATTGGCGGTGATTGTGAACTTCAAAATATTGTAGTTACAAAAAAGATTTTAGATATTCTTGATAAACCACATAGTTTGATTGGTGTATCTCAAGATCGTCCTGGGCAGGACAAAAGATATGGGATGAGTTTTGAAAAATTGACTAAGACTACAGGATGGATCCCACATATGGATTTTGATCAAGCATTGAAAATGACTGTTGATTGGTATTTGGGGCAATGATTTCTTTATACGGCGGCACTGGGTTTGTAGGTGGTAATTTCAGAAAGATGTATGACGATTGCATAGAAATGCAACGTGATGAACGCAAACCCAAAACAAAAGATATTCTATATTTTATTTCCACGGTTGACAATTATAATGTTCATGATAGAATTACACTTGACGTAGAGACTAATCTAAAAGTCTTATGTGAAGTATTAGATCACTGTAGATCCGAAGACATTACATTCAATTTTATTAGTTCCTGGTTTGTATATGGTAAAACTCCATACATGCCAGCAAAAGAAGACGCACGTTGTGAACCAACTGGGTTTTATTCCATTACTAAACGCTGTGCAGAACAACTAATCATGTCGTTTGCAGAGACATATGGAATGAAGTATCGCATTCTTCGTCTTTGTAATGTTCTTGGTGCTGGTGATCAAAAAGCATCTAGGAAAAAGAATGCTATCACTTGGTTGATTGATGAACTAAAACTTCATCATGACATCAAACTTTATAACAATGGATCACATTGTCGTGATATAATGCACGTTCAAGATGTTTGCCGTGCAATCAAACTGGTTATGGAAAAGGGTAACCTAAACGAGATCTATAATATTGGATCTGGTAAACCAACATCAGTAGGCGAAATTATCCATTTTGCCAACCACTATATAAAGTCGAAGGGTAAGATTGAGAACATGGAACCACCAGTGTTCCACAAAAATGTTCAGACAGAAAACTTCTGGATGGACACAAAGAAACTTCAATCACTTGGATTTGAACCAAAACTTTCTTTAGAATTCATCGTAAAAGATTTATGTCTGTAAACGACAAAGTAACAAAATTTATTTCGCAACTTCAACGCGATAAAGAAAATCTTTTTCCTTATCTTGCTAATAAAAATTGGCAAAGGGGAGATCAGATTTTCTACTCGGGTCCTTACTGGGATGAACGTGAAGTTGCTGCAGCAATTACAACTCTTCTAGAAGGTAAGTGGTTGCCTGCTGGTGAGGAAGTCAATAAGTTTGAACGAGCATTTTCCAAAATGTTCGATTTCAAACATTCGGTAATGGTCAACTCAGGTTCTTCTGCAAACCTGGTGATGATTGCTGCACTAAAGAAATACTTTGACTGGCAAGATGGTGATGAAATTATCGTCTGTGCTTGTGGTTTCCCAACTACAATCAATCCGATTATTCAGAATGGATTGAAACCAGTCTTTGTTGACATTGATTACAGTGATCTGAACTGGAACCTAGATCAGATCCGTGAAAAGATTACCATTAGAACAAAGGCAGTATTTTCTTCACCCGTCTTGGGAAATCCCTACGACTTCGATAAGTTTCTCGATATTGTCAACAGGTATAACCTTCATTACATCGCTGACAACTGTGATAGTCTTGGCAGTAGGTGGAGAGGTGATCTTCTTACCAAACATGCCGTCGCAGCGTCGTGTTCGTTTTATCCAGCGCATCATATCAGCACTATCGAAGGAGGAATGGTTTCCTCTAACATTGAAGAGATTGTCCAGATCGCTAGATCTTTTGCCTGGTGGGGTCGTGGATGCTACTGTGTAGGATCCCAGAATAAACTGCCCAACGGTGTCTGTGGTAATCGCTTTGACCGCTGGTTGGAAGGGTACGATAAGGATGTCGATCATAAGTATGTCTTCGGCGTTCAAGGATACAACCTCAAGCCTGCCGACTTGCAAGGGTCTATTGGTCTCGTACAGTTGGAGAAGCAAATAGAGATACATGCTATCCGTCGTCTCAACAAAGCTCGACTTCATAAGATCTTCTCTAAGATCCCTGGTGCGAGGGTTATTGAAGAGAAAGAACATGCTGAAACCTCCTGGTTTGGAGTTCCTATTGTATATGAGGACGGTAAACCGAACCTTGTGAAATATTTAGAAGAGCATGGTATTCAGACAAGAAATTATTTTGCTGGTAATATTCTTGCACATCCTGGATACAGGCACATTGAACCAGCATCCAATTATCCTAACGCATCTAAGGTGTTAGATAACGTATTTTTCCTCGGATGTAGTCCAGTTATTACCCTTGAAATGATTGACTACATAGAAGAGGTTGTTGATAACTATACAAAAAACAATTTACAATGGCATCCAGTATGACACAATATACTAAGAAAGCACTAGTTCTTGGTGCAGGTGGCTTTATCGGTAGTCACATGGTCAAACGTCTCAAGTCTGAGGGATATTGGGTACGTGGAGTAGATCTAAAGAGACCAGAATTTTCTCCGACAGAAGCAGATGAATTTGTAACAGGAGATCTTAGAGATACATCTTTTGTTGCACGTTGTCTTCAGTACAAAGGAACACAAGGAAACTTTTATAATTCAGTTCCTTATCGTTACATTCAAGTATTTGATGAGATCTATCAGTTCGCTGCCGATATGGGTGGTGCAGGATTTGTCTTTACTGGCGAACATGATGCAGACATCATGCACAACTCAATATCAATCAACTTGAATGTTCTTGATCAACAAGCAAGGATGAATGAACAGTATGGTGTAAACCGTACTAAGATTTTTTACTCTGGTTCTGCTTGTATGTATCCAGAGCATAATCAACTTGATCCTGATAACCCAGATTGTCGTGAAGAAAGTGCTTATCCAGCAGATCCTGACAGCGAGTATGGTTGGGAAAAATTATTTTCGGAACGTCTTTATTTTGCCTATCATCGCAATTATAATATTCCTGTCCGTGTTGCCAGATATCATAATATCTTTGGTCCCGAAGGAACTTGGGAAGGTGGACGTGAAAAAGCTCCTGCAGCAATTTGTCGCAAAGTTGCATATCTTCCAAAGGAAGGCGGATCTATAGAAGTATGGGGTGATGGAAAACAAACTCGATCATTCCTCTATATTGATGAGTGCATTGAAGCAACTCGTCGCCTGATGGATAGTGACTTCATGGGTCCAGTCAATATTGGATCAGAGGAAATGGTTACTATCAATCAACTTGTAGAAACTGCTGCTAAAGTTGCAGGAAAGTTTGTTGATAAAGAACACATTGACGGTCCTCTTGGTGTTCGCGGACGTAATTCCAATAACGATCTCATCCGTGAGAAACTTGGTTGGGATTATTCTATGACGTTAGAAGAAGGAATTTATAAAACATATTATTGGATTTTGGAACAAATTGCTAAAAAATGAAGTGTTTAGTTACTGGTGGTGCAGGATTTATTGGATCACACCTTGTTGATAAACTCATATCTCTTGGACATACTATTATTGTTATTGACGACGAAAGTTCTGTTTCTAATTTTGAATTCTATCATAATGATGAAGCAGTTTATTATAAAAATGATATCTGCGATTATGAAAGCACTAGGGAGTTATATGATGATGTAGATTTTGTTTTTCATTTGGCTGCTAATGCACGAATTCAAATTGGGTTGAAAAATCCCATTAGGTGTGTCGAAGTAAATACTCTTGGAACAACAACGGTTCTTCAATGTGCAAGAGAAGCAGGTGTAAGAAAAGTAATTTATTCTTCCACTTCATCTTCTTATGGTTTGAAAAATAAACCCCCACTAAAAGAAGATATGATTGAGGATTGTCTAAATCCATATTCCGTATCTAAAGTCGCTGGAGAAAAATTGTGTCAAATGTATACGGATTTATTTGAACTAAAGACAGTTATTCTTAGATACTTCAATGTATACGGAGAACGTCAACCCCTAAAAGGACAATATGCTCCAGTGATAGGATTATTTTTAGAGCAGGCAAAGCGAGGAGAACCACTTACAATTGTTGGAGATGGTGAACAGCGCAGAGATTTCACACATGTTTCTGATGTTGTTCAGGCAAATATTGATTGTATGTACACGAATGCATATGGGGTTATCAATATCGGAACTGGAAGAAATTATTCAGTAAATGAAATTGCTAAAATGATCTCAAACAATCACGTATACATAGATGCAAGACCTGGAGAAAGTAGAGAAACATTAGCTAATATTTCTAAAGCAAAGTTTTATCTTGACTGGGAACCAAAAGTAAGAGTTGAAGAATGGATCGATGAATACAAATTACAATGCGGATTGTGATGTCCTAAACAACCCCTTTCCTGGGGTAGAAAAAATCAAAAGAAATTTTTCTCAAGCATATCAAGACTTATTTGTTTTGACTATGCTTCAAGGAAAACGTAGTGGTAAGTATCTTGAAGTCGGTGCAAACCATCCAGTAGAATTTAGCAATACTTTTCTCTTAGAAGACAAGTTTGGATGGAGAGGAATTTCTGTTGAAATTGATAAAGAAATGGTTGAACTATTCAATACAATTCGCCACAATAAATGCGATTATGCAGATGGAACTGTGTTTGATTTTCAAAGGAAATTAGATGGTCGCAGGTGGAAAGATAAAACAATTGACTATCTTTCACTCGATTGCGAACCAGCAATGACAACTTATAAGATCCTGACTAGAATTCCTTTTGATGAATACAAAGTTTCCGTAATTACATATGAAACTGATGTATATAAAGATGGTCTTCAAGCAAGAGAACTATCAAGAGAATTTCTAAAATCAAAAGGATTTGAACTTGTTGCTGCTGATGTGTGTAATGGTGGTAATCCTTATGAGGATTGGTATGTAGATCCTACAGTTATTCCAGAAACACTATGGGGTCCATTTATTTCTGAAGGTGCTGAAGCAAGAAGTTTATTTGTATGTCAGTAAAAATTTCACATTGGTATGGTAGATTGGGCAACAACATTCAGCAGTGTGCTGTTGGATGTATGGTTGCTGAGTTGTTACTGGGACAATTTGAAAGTATTGATCATGAGATTATTTCTAAAATGCATAGAGCATTTGGATATAATACTGATGAAATTGTATCAAAATTTTTTTATTGGGAAGGTCCTTATAAAGAAGTCAATATTCCAGCTGAACATATCTATCGCAACATGCGTAGGATCTGTAAGGAATACATTACACCATACCTCAAACTTCCAACAAAATCTTTGATCGGAGATGACACCATTGTTATTCATATAAGAAGTGGGGATATCTTTGATCAAGTTCATCCTAATGGACATCAGTATACTCCCAATCCTCTTGATTTTTATAACAAATTACTTGCCAATTTTGAAAAAGCAATTGTCGTTACTGAACCTGACACAAATAATCCTATCGTTGAAGTTCTTAGGCAAAACCCAAAGGTAACAGTTCAATCTTCATCTGTTGCTGAAGACTTTGCAACTCTAATGTCAGCAAAAAATTTAGCTAATTCTGGCGTTGGTACATTTTGTGTCGCTGCTGCATTGTGTAGTAGTAATATTCAAAACTTTTACTGTACCGATTTGATGTTGACAGAACATCTAAACTATAGTATGCTTATCAATACAGATGTGAATGTTCATCAATTGAAGTTGAACAACTATCTGCAAGTCGGTGAGTGGACAAACACAGAAGATCAGAGGAAGTTTATTCTTGAATATGTTTTATGAAAATCTTTGATACGTTCACTTTTTATAATGAACTTGATCTATTAGAACTTAGGATGAATATTCTAGGTGATGTGGTAGATTATTTTGTTATCAATGAAGCTACGATCACTTTTACTGGAAAGGAAAAGCCATTATATTTTTTAGAAAATAAAGATCGTTTCAAAAAGTGGGAAGATAAAATCATTCATCATGTCACTGTTGATGATAATGAAACTTTGGAGAAATTTTGGGATGGTGTTCCGTATCATCGAAGCATGATGGAAGATGATATCTATAAACTTCCACTGCATTATCAGCGTGCTTGTTTTCATAAAGATAGTGCAATCTATGCATTGTTAGATCATGCACAAGATGATGATATTATCTTGACTAGTGATGCTGATGAGATTGCTAATCCAGAAGCAATCAAAGCGATTGGTGAATGGTTTGATCCAAATAATCATTATCTTCTCAAGGGTCCAGTCTATTATTACTATCTAAATCTTCTGTGTGAAAAAGAATGGATGGGAACAAGGGTTTCTACTATGAAGATGTTGAAGACTATGAGTGTAGATAAACTCAGGCAGTCACATCAAGACGCATGGAAAGTTGAAGATGGATCGTGGCACTGGAGTTTCTTTGGTGATGCTGATACTGTTCGTGCAAAAATGGATGCATATGAACATCAAGAAAACAATCTTCCAGAATTTAGGGACAGCATGGAAGATCGTATTGAAAAGGGAATTGATCCTTTTGGTAGAGACTATCTCTATACTCCACAAGTTGTCCCCATCGATGATACTTTCCCAGAGTACATCATTCAAAATCAAGATAAGTTAGCGAAGTTTATCAAGTGAATATTATTGAAGGCGTAGCAGTTTCTAATCACTGCGATTATTCTTTTGGCGATCAATCTGGTTGCATTGGACGTGTTCCTGGTGCATTCATGAAGCAAGCAGATCCATCTAATCCTGAATTTGCGGGACTTGTGATGGGTAAAAAGTGGATGACACTATTCATCGACAATATTCGACTTTATAATCGTTCTATTCAATGTAGTAATGATGACGATCAGAGATGGGTTGATGGATTGCAGGAGACAAATGATCTTCTAAAGACTTGTGCTGAGTTTCCTGACACCAAATTTATCATCTTCACTAACTTAGAAGATACTCCAATCAATGATGATATTCATGATCTAATTCCTGATAACGTAAAGGCAATTTATGGCGTAAATGCTGTTGGATTTGGTGGTAAGGTTTATCCATTTCCATATGGTATTCAGCGTATTATTCATCCTTCCGACAATCGTATTGCAATCCTACATGATGCAATGGAAAGAGATGTAAACCCAACCAAATTACTTTATATCAACCATGCTGAGCATACAAATATTAGTGAGCGTGGTAATATTAGAGAAAAGTTTGCAAATCTAAAGTACGCTACTGTTGATAGTAGGGTATCCTATGATATCTACTGCAATCAAATTCAGAACCACAAGTTCATGATTTGTCCTCAAGGTAATGGAGTTGATTGTCATCGAAACTGGGAAGTTCTTTATCTCAAAAGAGTTCCTATTATGAAAAGAACTCCATATCTACAAGAGTTATATAGAGATTATCCAGTTCTTTGGGTTGATGATTATGCTGAGATTACAAAGACGTTGCTAACAAATAATGAATATCTCTATGATCAGGCTAGAAATTTAGACAACAATCTGCTAGACTTATATTCAGTATTCAACAGGGCGGTAAAGCGTGCTAAAAATTCCTGACGTAACGTTATTGATGTTGGCAGACATTGATATACCAGAAGCGGTATATGCTGTCAATAAATCGTGTGAAGAAATTGAATGGGGCGCTGTAAAGTTTCTTGGAAGCAAAGGTAAACCAGAAGGACTTTGTGATCAAGCGACTTATGAATTGACATATGCAATTCAAAGCATCAACGATTTCAATTTCTATTGCATTTATAATCTTGGCAATCATGTAGAGACAACTCATGCATTGCTTATTCATCCAGATGGATATGTTATTCGCCCTTGGTTGTGGGATAATGACTGGCTTCAATATGATTACATTGGAGCACCTTGGAGAGATGATCCAACTGCATATCTAGATCCTTGGGGAAAAAATCATCGAGTTGGTAATGGTGGATTTTCATTGAGGAGTAAAAAATTATTGGAACTTCCAAGGCATGTGGTGGTTCCTTGGGAAGTCAATACTGGTAATTTTTATAACCATATGGATGCTGGACTATATAATGAAGACGGCAACATTTGTGTTCATAATAGACACATTTTTGAAGAAAACGGATGTAAGTTTGCACCCGTAGAAGTTGCATCTAAATTTTCCAGAGAAGAAACCTTGCCAGATAGCGAGAAAGAAACCTTTGGATTTCATTATCATTTTCAAGAGATCAGATGAAGGCAAACATATTTCCATTATGGTGGAACCCTTGGGGTGAAAGGGGACTTGACTTAGGAAATACTAGGGTCAGTATTTCAATTGATAATCTATCATTTGATCAAGAAGCAGACTATAGAATTCTATTTCTTGCAGAACCTTATGCAATTGCACCAACTGTAAATGAAGGTGCTCTAAGAAATGCTCATTCGTTTGATAAGATCTATACGTTTGGACAAGCAATCTTAGACAAATACAAGACTGCAGAATTATTTCCTTGGGGGTCTTCGTGGTTAGACTTCAAGGATTTGAAAGTCAATAAAAAACCACACATTACTTTTGTAACCAGCAGTAAAAGTCAAGCACCAGGACACGAACTAAGACTAGCAATTCATGAAGCACTTGCTAATCTAGATGAAGTCAATGGACTGGAAATCTATCAGCATAAGTCACCACCATTCCACGAAAGACGGAATGACTTTTTTGAAACAGCAATGTTCCATATTGCAGCAGAAAATTCGCAACAAACAAATTACTTCACTGAGAAAATTATTGACTGCTTCGCAAGTAAAACTATTCCTATCTATTACGGTTGCCCTAACATTGGTGACTGGTTCAATATGGATGGCATCATTACATTCAATGATATCAAGGATTTAGAACATATCTTTGACTATGTTGATGAAGACTATTATAATAGTAGACAAGCAGCAATTGAAGAAAACTATGAAATCGCTAAACAGTTTCATGGTGTCAATGATGTTGTACCTAGACTGACAAGAAAAATTATTCAAGACGTGAAAAACAATGCCACTCAACGGATCTAATCAAACAAATTATATTCAAAAAGATTATGAATTTCTTCGGGTCCAACCTGAAGGGATGAAAGATCTAAAGAAAAACTATTCACAAGTTTGGCAAGATATCTTTGCTCTTGTTGTCAATGATGCTAAACTTGTTGGAACTTTTATTGAAGTCGGTGGAGCACAACCTTTTGTTGGAAACAATACTTGGTTGCTTGAAGAACAATATGGGTGGCAAGGATTTTCAATTGAGTTGGATGAAGAACTTTCTGCAATGTGGAATGGTAATCGTCCATTGACACCAATGTTCCAAGCGGATGCCATTACTTTTGATTATGTTTCAAAGGTAGATGAACTTTGTCTTCCTCGTCATATGGATTACCTTTCATTTGATTTGGAACCACCCGCTATTACCTTGGAAGCATTGAAAGCATTTCCTTTGGATCAACTGTCTTTCAACGCAATTACTTATGAGCATGATGCTTATCGTCAATGGGGACCAATCTATGAGCATCGTGAGATCTTTGCTAAACATGGATATGATTTAGTAGGTGAAAATCTTCGTAATGGTGGATGCACAATGGAAGAATGGTTCATTCATGAAAGTGTAGATAAAGAAATTCGTGATGCATTGCGTCACGGGAATTGTGAAGCATATCAACTTCTTCTGGATCTATGAGAGTAAGTTTTTGTATTCCGTGCTATGAAAGTCACGGTAAAGCTAAGCAGTATTTGTTTGAAATCTTTTATGCACTAAGTCAACAGACTTGCAAAGATTTCAATGTATGGGTTTCTGATCAAAGTCAAACAAGTAATGACGTACTAGAAGCTTGCAAAGAGTATGCAGATTTATTTGAGATCAACTATTTGAAAAATAACAATTCTCTAGGAAACATATCCGCTAATACTAATTGTGCTTTGGGTCATGCTGATGGAGAAATTCTAAAGATTATGTTCCAGGATGATTTTATCTTGACTAAGACTTTAGTAGAAGAGCTTGACAAAGCATTTGAAAATGATGTATTATGGGCAGTAACTGGGTTTGCACATACTATTGATAATGGGCATACTCATTACAATCCAAAGTTACCACAATACAATGATCGTCTTTTGGAAGGAGTAAACACGTTGAGTTCTCCTTCTATTCTCGCTATGAGAAATGGTCTCAATGAGTTTTTCGATGAGAAACTTACTATGCTTATGGATTGTGATATGTACTATCGCCTATATAAATATCACGGTGAACCAGCAGTTCTAACTGATTATCACATCTCTAATAGAGAACATAAAAACCAAACCCAAAGATTGCAAGAGCATCTTTTACCATCTGAAATTGAGTATTTGAAGGAAAAGTATAAATGATAGGTTTCAATCATCTAGGTCGTCATGGTCGCCTAG